TGCTGGGGAAGGTTGATGTTCTTTTAGAATCTGCCAAAGATGAAGACTTCCCCAGCTATTTACATTCTATCAAATCTGTTATAATTAGTCGATGTCCAAAAGTTCCAAGAAATCCCAAGAGGCTGTTGAAGTGATAGATGCTATCGGTAAGGAGGGTAGTAAGGGTAGGAAATATGCTAAAGAGTTTTTTGATAAAAAGACTAAGGAAGAGGAAAAGATAAAAGATGAAGAATTAAATAATCTTCAGACTAGGAAAAGGTTTGTTGATTATAATCCACTGCTTGCTGATTTGTTAGATAAAAGACTTCGTTATGTTGATTGGACTCCAGGGTGGAAATATAAAGTTGCTCCTACCAAGGAAGGTGTGGTTATGGAAATATATTCTCCTGATGGAAGATGTTTTAGGGCTGGTTTTAGACCCGTTAGAGACCCAGTGTATGATTTAAATGCTGTTGAGATGTATGCATTGAGGGCTGAGAATACAATGGATAGGGTTATGGGAAATGATAAGAAGGAAGACAAGATAGTTGTATGAAAAAGTTAACAAGAGAGGAAAAGGAAAAGAAAATAATAGAGTTAGAAATACTCAAGAAAGAATTAGAAGCTAGAAAGTATTCTAAAGATTTATTTTTGTTTAATAAGAAGGTTCTGCAGATAGAGGATGGTCCTGGTAAGGTTCCACTTGCTGATTTCCATGAAGAACTTTGTAAATTTGTTACTAATACTGATACAAATAAAAAATTAATTCTTGTTCCGAGAGGACATCTTAAAAGTAGTTTGGTAACTATTGGTTATTCGTTGATGAGAATAGCACAAGACCCCACCATACGTATATTAATTGCTAATGCGACATATGACATGGCTTGTTCTTTCTTGGGACATATTAAAAAGCATTTACAAGAGAATGAAATATTCAGAAAGTATTATGGTGATTTATCTAAGAATCCAGCCAAGTGGTCTGAGAATATGATTTCTCTTGAAAATAAAAAAGCGTTTGGAAAGAAAGAAGCTACAGTAACAGCGTTTGGTATAGGGGGTAATTTAGTATCTCAGCATTATGATATTATTGCTGACGATTTAGTAAATCGTGATTATATTAATACTAGTGAACAAATCGAGAAGACTATTTTATTCTATAAGGATGCTTTGGATTTATTAGAGCCAGGCGGGACGTTTATTGTTATTGGTACAAGGTGGAGTGATGCTGATTTGTATGGGTGGATACTTGATGAAACCAATATTGAACAGGTATATAAGAGCTTTAGTGTGTTCTTGAGACAGGCATACACTGGTAATTTAGAAAACGGAGAGGGTTTGAAGTTCTTATGGCCAGCTAAATATACAAAGAATATTCTGGAAACTCTTAAAAGGGAGAAGGGGCCTTATGAATTTTCATGCTTTACTGCTGGAACTCCAGTTGAAACAAAAAATGGTTTTGTTCCAATTGAGACACTTCAGAAAGGAGACAAACTTAGTTGGGGAAATGAGGTTGTGGAAACTAGAAGTGAGGGGAAAACAGATGTTTATGAAATTAAACTTTGTGGGTGGCCAGATAAGATAAAAGCAACTGTCAAGCATCCGTTTTGGGCAAGAGAAGATAGACATTTTGGGGCTAAATGGAAAACGGTTGGTGAATTGAAAGTTGGCGATTATGTTGGTTTTAAAGTGGGAAATGATTTTAGTGTTGTTGGTAATAAAAAATATTGGTGGCTGGTTGGTAGATATTTATCAGAAGGGTGGGTGTCTTGGGATGAAAATTCTGTTCTTATTTGTGCTAATAAGCAAGAAAGAGAATATTGTGAGAGAGCAGTTAAATATGCTGAAGACTTAGGATATAAAGGTCGGAATGGAATAAGGAAAATTTATGAATATGATGATGTATATAAGATTTCTATTGGGAGTAAGGAGTTTTCTAAAAAGATAATAGAATTTGGGAGGGGTGCATCAAGAAAGCATTTGACATGGCAAGCAAAGAATTTAAGAAAAGATTTAGCTGAGGCATTAATAGATGGGTATTTAACTGGTGATGGATATGTTGCTAAAGGATATAGGCAAGCAAATTCTGTTAGTAAACAATTACTTTTGGATTTCAAACATCTTCTTGCAAAACATGGACACATAGCAACTGTTGCTAAGGTTGGAAATGGCGGTTCAAAGATGTTAAAGGGTAAAAAAATAAATTATCTACCACTTTATAATTTAAGAATTGTTTCAGATGGGGCAACTCGTAGGATGAAGTCTTTTGTTAAGAATGGTTATTTGTTTTCTCGAATAACTTCGATTAATAAATTAGATAAAAAGGAAGAGGTATTTAATCTTCAGACGAAAACTGGTGATTATCAAATAGCAGGGTCTAGGGTTCATAATTCACAGTATATGAATGAGCCAATTCCACAAGAAGATGCTAAGTTTAAAATGGAGTGGTTTAAACGTATATTGGAAGATGAATTAAGAGTTAGGGAAATAAATTATTATACAATGGTTGACCCCGCAATTGGGCAAAGAAAGGAAAGTGATAAAACCGCTATTGTTACTATTGGTGTTGATGAATTTAATAATTGGTTTGTAAGAAATATTGTTTGGGATAGGCTTTTACCTAATAAAATAATAGAACATATATTTTGGAATTGGGAAGAATTTCATCCTAAAAAGATAGGAATTGAACTCACAGCATATCAGAAAAGTTTGCAGTATGCTATTGTTGATGAGATGCGGGCTAGAAATATTTACTTACCTATTGTAGAATTAAAAGCGGAGAGGTCAAAAGACGAAAGAATAGAAGGTCTTATACCTCGATATGCTAATGGGGCAATATATCATTTGGAGCAATGTCCTTATGTAAGGGCACTAGAAGACCAGTTAATGAGGTTTCCTAGAGGAAGGCATGTTGATATTATTGATGCATTAGCTTATGGTTTACAAATTGCCCATCAGGCAAGGAAGAAGCCAATAGGTAGGGGTAGAAGAATGGGACATAGTAAATATTTATATTAATATGCTAACTGGTCAAAAAGAACCTAAAATTAGAAAAGTATATAAACCTTCTGATGAAGAGTATAAAACACTTCAACATGTTTATGAGAGAAAACAGCAAATGGCTGATAAGCGTGCTGATGAAGAAAAGAATTGGGATAAATGGCAGAAACAATGGGATTCATATCGTATTCCTAGAGATGGTGATGATTGGCGTTCTAATATCTTCATTCCTATTACTAGTTCTGTAATAGAAGCTGAATTATCAGAAATAATAAATCAGGATTTGATGCCATGGGCTGTTGAAAGAGGAGCTGAGGATAAAAGTAAGGCTATGGTAACTAATGCAATCCTTGAATATACATGGGATGTTTCTAAAAGTAGTTTAGCTCTATATGAAATTATTAAAGATGCACTCATATTTGGTACTGGTATTGGAATGGAATACTTCTGGGAAGAACAACGTGATATAAGAACTTCTGATGGAAAGAAAAAAAGAGTGACTGAATTTAATAATAGTTATCTTGAACCCGTTAGGCTTTGGGATTTTTATGTTGATGAGCGTGCTCGTGGGTTTTCTGGACCGAATGGTGCAAAGGATGCTATTCGTAGGTATATTATGGATTATGATGACTTCAGAAACTTCTTTCAGGGTAAGACTTGGGACCCGCATGGAAACGCTTCACTTGTTAAACCAGGTGGTGATACTAATTATTATGAGTTTTATAAGCCACCAGAAAGGTTGGTTCACGATAGAGAGGTTGAGGTTCTATGGTATTGGAATAAACCACAAGACCTTTTGGCTATAGTTGCCAATGATGTAATGGTAAAGTATGGACCAAATCCATACAAGCATAAGCAATTGCCTTTTATAAGAGCAATTGATGTTAAAAGACCTTATCAGTTTTATGGAAAGGGTGAATCTGAATTATTAGAAAGCCTTCAGGAAGAGATAAATACTCTTAGAAGAATGATAATTGACCGCAATCACCTTGATATTGACAAGCCAATAATGGTATCTGATGCATTAACTCTTGAAGATGATGACACAATTAGCAGACCACACGGCATAATTCCAGTGGGGGATGTGAATGCTGCTAAACCCATGGAATATTCTGATATTGCACAAAGCGTATTTAGGACATTAGAGATGCTGAACGACGATAAAATTCGTGTTACTGGAATGGATGAACGCCAAATGGGTGTTCAAAAGGCTGGAACTGCTACTGAGGCAGCAATTTTAAGGGAAGCAACTCTTAAAAGGCTTAATTTGAAGATATGGAATCTTAAAAATGATACCATTGTTGATATTGGGAAGCTTAGAGTGGCTAATATTCTGCAATTTTATAGTCAGCCACGATTAGAAGAGATAGTTGGAGAGAAAATGGTTGCTCAGGCTAAGGAAGAAGGTACTTTAGTTACTGATGGTGATATAAAATACCGCAAGTCATATAGAAATATCCGTTTGAAAGATAAAGCTATTGGTATAAATCCCTTAACTAAAGAACCAGAGATAGAACCAGCTAAAGGTTTTACATTTTTTGAAGCAAAACCAGAGTTTTTCCTTCCTTCTCATGGTGGATATGATATTAGGTATAAGGCTAGTAGCTCAATGCCTATCTCAAAGCCATTAGAACAACAGAAGGCAGATGAAATGTACGATAGACTGGCTGGTAACCCAACTGTTGACCCTTGGAAATTGGCAGAATTTCTAATTAAGAGCAGGGATAAAGACCCAGATGACTTTAAAATTGAGAAACAGGGTTCTGGGCAACCTCAAGGAGTTGATTTAAAGAAAATGGTTGATTTGGCTGGTATGGAAAATGACGAAATGATGAAGGGAAAGCCTATTAAGCCAACACCTTATGCATCACCAGCCCATACAGAGATACATATTCAGTTTATGAAGTCTAAAAAGTTCCAAGAAGAAGTTCCTCCAGAGGATAAAAAGGTAATTCAAATTTTCTCTAACCATATTGCTGGAGAAATAATGGCACAGCAATTGCGTGGTGGTGTACAGACTGGTGCTGCTGCTGGTGGTGAAGCTCAACCAGGTATGCCTCAGGGTGGTACACCAGGTCAAACAACTCCTGGTCAAGAAATGGCAAATACTGTTCCTGGAAAGATACAGGGTGGTGGAGAAGTACAAAATGGAATGCAGGGGGCTAGTGCTGGAATAGGTGGGGGGAGGCATGTATGAAAAAACGAAAAAAGATAATATATTTAAGTAGGGAACATAAAGAGGCATTGTCAAAATTACAGACGAGACCAGAATTTAAGGGGTTTCTTAGTTTTTTGAAAGTACAACAGAATAATATTGGTGTTTTTCAATGGACTAGAGTTAAATCTAATGACCCAGATATTGCTTTGAAAAAAGCAAGATATGAAGGTCAGTTTGAAATAATAAATCTTTTAATAAAGGCATTTGAAGAAGCTAGAAAAGGAGAAGAATGAACTTTTTAGATTATATTAGAGATATTTCTACTAAAATACTTGGTGAAAGTAGGGATACATATTATAAAGGCGGGAGAGAAGAACACAGAGTTGTTGGCGGCTTATTTGGTGAGGGTGGGCTGTTTGGAAAGAAACCACAACCAACAAGCCAACCGCTTAATGAATATCAACCAACAAGTACTCCAGAACCATACGCACCGCAACCAGCAGTAGAAGAATATCAAGCTCAACCAACCCAAAATGAGTATGTGCAACTAGAACAACAGCAACAACCCCAAATAAAGCAGTATAAGTTTTATGATAAAGCAGAGCTTCCACCACAATATGCTGAAGTAGTGAGTAAACTTCCTAATGATGATATTATAGCATCTGTTTTAGCACAAGAAACTGGTGGATATGGATATAAAGTTCCAGACCCCCAAACAGGAAAGTTTGTTGACTGGGATGTTGCTAAAGCTAAAAATATTAGGGGTGAATCTGGAGAAGTTGGTATTGCTCAAATTATTCCTAAGTGGTATTGGAAGGATGCTGGTTTTCCCGATGAAGAAAGCTATGCTCAAGCTCTTTATAACCCAACATTTGCAATTCAAGAAGCGGGTAGAATTATAAATAAAAGTCTAGCTGTTTATGATGGTGATGTAAAAAAGGCATTAGGAGCATGGAATAAGAACCCAAGTTATCCAGATGAAGTTTTGAGTAGGATAAAGAGGTAGGTGGGGGTGATAATATGGCAAGAAAGAAAAAGAGAACCAAAACGGTTAAAAGAAGGGGCAGGGTATCTCGTGTTAAGCGTGGCGCTAAAACACATCCTGGTTTTAAATCTGTTCAAAGAAAGATAGCTAAAAAATATGGTATGAAGAGAGCTGGTGCTATATTAGCATCTGCAACTAGAAAGGCTAGTAAGAAAGCTAAAAGGACAAATCCAAGACTGAAGAGGGTGAGAAATAAGAAAAGGAGAAGAAAATAATGCCATTTGTAAAAAGAGGGAAATTTTATTATTCTCCATCAGGTAGACGGTGGACTAAAAAGCAAGTAGTTGCTTATTATGCTAGTCATGGTACTTTCTCAAAAGCAAAGAAAAAGAAAAAAAGGAAGACTAGAAAAAAGAAAATTACTAAAAGGAAAAAGGGAAAAAGCATAAGAAAAAGAACAAAAAGAAGGAAATAGCTTGACAATTAATATTATTTGGTATAATTGAATTGCTCATATCTGAAGGGCACTTCACCAGAAAGGGGGTGAATCCGTAAGAAACTATGGCAGATAAAGAAGAAAAAGTCCCTCCCAAGTCTCAAGAGGAGGATACACTTAAAGATGAGACAAACGTACCTGAAAAGAAAGAAGAATTAATTTTAGGTAAGTATAAGACACAAGACGAATTAGTAGCAGCGTATAAAGAAGCTGAAGCTAAGTTGGGTGAACAGGGAGATGAACTTCGTCAGAGTCGAGAGTTTGCACAAGTTGTGCAACCAATTCTTGATTTGATACGAAGTGACCCAGAGCTTTTTAAGCAGCTAGATGAAAAGCTCAGAAAGGGGGAACCAACAGCTACAGATAAAACTGATACTAAAGGGAAAGAGAGTGCAACTGTGCAGGGCGAAAGTAAAAGAGCTATCGCAGACCTAATTCTAGCAAGGTTTGAAGATAAGTATAAAATATCGCAGTTGCCACCAGAGGAAGCTCGTAAGCTGAGAGGCAAAATTGCCGACCAGATATACCGCTCCCACGGTAAAGTATACTATGAGGTTGACTTGACCAAATTAGGTACTGCCCTGGAAGATGCTTATCTCTTGGCTAATAAAGATAAGCTGATAGAAAAGTCTAAGCTAGAAGGTGCAAGTTCAGCACAAGAAGTTGAGGGTGGTATTCCAAGTATCTCATCATCACCTGGAAAGGAATCACCAACTTTAACTCCTGAGGAGGCCAAGGTTGCTGAAAAGTTGGACCTTACCAGAGAGCAATACCTCGAAGGTAAAAAAGTCTAGCAGATGTTAAGCTAAAAAGCTAAAGGAGATAAAAATATGGCAAAAAGTACGGCTTATGGTTTCGAATATAGGAGAAATCTAAGGCCAGGACAGAAGCCAGCAACTCTTGAAGTTATTTTGGCCGATAGTGAAACGGTCGCAATTGGCGAAGGAGTTCTCTACTCAAGTGGCTATCTAGCCGCAGGAGCACAGGACAAAGCATTGCTTGGTATTTTAGTAGGTATTGTTACGGAGAAGGGTGAAAACGTTTTCAAAACAGATGAAGCCCATGGTGGGACAATCTCTGGAGATGACACATTCACAGCTTCTGCTACTAACACTACTTCTGAAAAAGTAAAAGGCGTAGTCATCGTAGATGACGATGCTCTTTTCCAGGCAACCAATGATGACTCACTCTCACAAGCAGAAGTTGGACTTTGGTTCAACGGAAAAGCTAACACCAATACTGGTGTTGACGGAACGACTGGAACTGGTGGCGCTTACAGCGCTGGCACCCAGCAATTCCAGCTTATAGAGTTAGTCACTGAAGACTTGGATGGTTCATCTGTAACCGACCAGGGTTTATTCAGAATTGGTAGGAGCCAACTGCTTAACGACCCAACAGCTTAAAGGAGTAAACAAATATGGCAAGTTACAGGGCAAATTTTGGTGACCTCTTAGAACCTGGTTTGAGAAAGATTTTCGATGACAGGTACAAGGAGATTCCTGAAGTATTTAGCTCAATTTTCCACGTTAACAACTCAGGCGTTGATGTCGAGAGAGATAGTGCAGTCACAGGATTCGGTCTTCTGACCGTAACCGCTGAGGGTGCTTCTATCCCTTATGAAGACCCAGTTCAAATGTATGACGTTTCATACGTCCATTTGAAATATACTAAAGGCTTCAAAGTTTCCGAAGAGTTGGTGGAAGACGACAGGTACAATGTCATCAAAAAGAAACCTGCAGCTCTAGCTAGGTCTGCTAGAAGGACGGCTGAATATTTGGCAGCTCAAGTATTTAATAACGGATTCAGTTCTGGGACGGGCGGAGATGGAAAGTATCTCTTCTCCATATCACATCCTCGTGCCGATGGTGGCACAGCTCAAAGTAATGCGAGTGGAAGTGGTATAACCTTGACAGAAACCAATTTGAATACTGGTTTGCTTGCCATGCGAAGCCAACTGGACGACAAGGGGATGAAGATTGGTGTTAAAGCCAGTACTCTTCTTGTTCCCCCAGCTCTTCACAAAACCGCTGTTGAAATAACCCAGTCCTCTTTGAGGTCTGGAACTGCTGATAATGAATTGAACTATTATCAGGGCTTATTGAAAGTAGTCGATTGGGACTGGCTTTCTTCAAGCACTGCTTGGTTCTTAATTGACGGCAATCTTCATCAGTTGGAGTGGTTCTGGAGGGTACGTCCCGAATTCAAGCAAGACAATTCATTCGACACAGGTATGGCACTCTTTAAGACAAGAATGCGATGCTCTCGTGGATGGAGTGACTGGCGTGGAGTTTGGGGTTCTGCTGGTGACGGAGCTAGTTATACAGACTAACTCTCACCTGTTAAATTAGAGGCTGAGGTGGCAGCCAATAAACAGAAGTAATACTAGAAACCCAAGGCTAGCAAGTATTGAGATGCAGCAGTAAGTTTTCCAAGATTACACCACACAGTTGAAATGTTTTTTTTAGTATGTAATAATAAAAAATAGATATGACGTTAACACACCATTCGGGGAAAATTAGAGGTATAACACATAAGATAAGGGTGAGGCAGGTTGAGCCAACATCTCCTACTCCTATTGCTGGGGATTGGTATTTTGACCAAGCAAATGGGAAGCTGTATGTTCATGATGGGACAATGTGGTGGGGAACAGATGTTGCTACATCTACATCTACTTCGACTTCCACTACGAGTTCAAGTTCTAGCTCAAGTTCGACATCTACTACGAGTACAAGTTCAAGTTCTAGTTCAACTTCAACCACATCTAGTTCGAGTTCTACTTCAACATCTACTACGAGTTCCAGTTCTACTTCAACATCTACTACAAGTTCAAGCTCTAGTTCAACGTCGACATCTAGTACGAGTACCAGTTCAACGTCGACATCTAGTACGTCAACGTCAACAACATAGTATAATTAAAATATGGGAATATCACATTTAAAAATACATACAGGTAAAACTAAACAAATAAGAGCACAAGAGGCTACGCCAACCTCGCCATCGCCAAAGCCTGGTGATATCTATTTTGATATTAGTTCTGGGTCTGAGGCAATTGGGATTAGAAATCAAAGTGGTTGGGTATACGTTTCAGCAAAAGAAGCATAATAATATGAGTAGTAAATACGCAGAATTAAGGTCACAGTCAATGCAGGTTGAATCTTTAACATCAGCTCCAACTGGAGTTGATTTGGTTGCTGGTGCAACCTATTTTGATACAAGTAGTGGAAGGCTTTACATTTATAGTGGTAGTGGTTGGTTTTATGTTCCGATGACATCGACTAGTACATCCACATCAACCACCTCATCTAGTTCAACTTCAACATCTAGTACGAGTACCAGTTCGACATCAACAAGCACATCAACAACCAGTTCTAGTTCTAGTAGTTCATCTACATCAACAACATTATATTAAATGATAGCTGTAAAGAACATTGCCGAAAAAGATATTAAAGTGTCTTTTGAGGGATATACTTATGAATTTCCTCAAGATAAAACACGTTTAATACAAAATAAACTTTATGAGCACATAAGAGAATTATGGCCAAAGGGAGTGTTCCACAAACTTGTAAAGAGTAGAAAACAAATGTTGAAAGTAAAAAGAACTAAAACAAAGTCTTATGTTAAACCAGAGGGTAAACCTGATTTTACCAATGTTGATATGAGGATAACTAAAGCTGGGAGTCAAAAGTCTACGTTTGGTAGTATAGATGGAACTCCGCGGTCTGGAACAGTAGATGGTGATGGTGTAGAATGGTATGGTGAGGGTGCGGTAATAGAAGGAAGTGGGGAGGTATTTAAATGACAGTACTAACATTAAAAAACAAATATAAAGTAGATGTTTCTACCAAGACTGCTGGAAGCAAGCTGATTGGTTTTCCTTGTATTGTTTATGAAATAACAGTAATTTCGGATGCTGCTGGTGATGCTACAGTAAGTTTTGCTGATTCTGCAAGTTCTTATTCTTTATCCAATCGTGTTGCTAAAGCAAAAACAACTGATGAAAACCAAACAGTACAATTGGTTTATCCAAGGGGAAAGAAATTTTCTAGTGGAGTTTATGCTACATCAAATTTATCATCGGTTGATGTTGCTATTACCTACCAATAAATGATATAATAAGGTAGAGTTGTAATATGAAAAGAGTTGCAATAGAAACCACTTTTTCTAGTTATAGTGAGGCTTATAGCCTTAATCGCGTGGTAATGAACCAGATTAGGATGTTGATTGACCACAATTATAAACCTGTGGTTATTGTTGGAGAAAAATTTAAACCAGTTCAGGATTATGCAGACCCAGCAGTAGAAATTCGCCACATTCCAGATGTTCCTGTATTTAATGAAGTTAAAATGGACCCGACATTTGACCAAGATGTTGGTGCGATTGAAAGAGAATTGTCAAAGGCATTAAAAGATATTGATGTTGTTCTTACTCACGATATTATTTATCAACCAGCTGCAGTTAAACATTTGGTTGCAAGTAAAAGGATAGCCAAGAGAAGACCAGGGCTTAGATGGCTTCATTGGATACATTCAGCTACTTCTCCTTATACTCTTCAGAATTTAAGACCATTATTTGTAGATGAATATGCAAATATAATAGGTGAAAAGTTCCCAAACAGCTTCTATATTTTCTTTAATCACTATTCCATTCCTAGAATAGCTCAAAATTTTAAAGTAAACGACCAGGATGTAAAAATAGTCCATCATCCAACTGATATAAAAACATTCTATAAAATAGAGGATGAAAGTTGGGAGTTAATTAAAAGGAAGAAGATTTTAGGAGCGGATATTATATGTACTTATCCTATTCGTTTAGATAGGGGTAAGCAAGTTGAAAAAGTAATTAAAACAATAGCTAGTTTTAAGAAATTAGATAAGTCTGTTAGGCTCATAATTATAGATTTTCATTCTACAGGTGGGGATAAAGTGGTTTATAGAGATGAATGTAAAAAGGTCGCTGTTGATTGGGGTATGACAGAAGATGATTTAATTTGGCTTTCTGAAGAGAAGTCAGATTGGAATGTTGAAGTTCCATATCAAGTTGTGGCAGATTTTATGAAACTTTCTAATGTTTTTATAATGCCATCTGTTTCTGAAAGCTATTCTTTAATTACTCAAGAGGCTGGATTGTCTGGTGTTATTATGGCTGCTAATTTTGATTTTCCTCCCTTTAGAGATATCTTCGGTTGGCCACCACATCAGTTTAAGTTTTCTAGCAATATAGATTTACTTACTGGTTTAGATGGAGATACGACAACAACTCCAAACAATGAAAAAGGATGGTATCTTGATGTGGCAAAAGTACTTAATTATGATTTGGAGAATGAGAGAAGTATTTATCTGAAAACATTTCTTAGGCAGAAGAGAAATTTAGATTATGTTTTTGAACACGAGTTAGGACCTTTGATAAATTATGAACCTCCTGTAAAATAGAGGTATGACAACTATTTCTGTACATAAGGAGAAGCCTCTGTCTTCTGTGACATCATCTGGTTCTTGGAGTGGAAATACTGTGGCTCAGAGAGGATTGCTTCAGCAAGTTGTGATTAAACCAACAACTGACACAACAATGTACGATTTTTCCTTAACTGATGTGAATAATGATATTGTCTATAATAGAACTGATGTGTCTGGAACATTAAATGAGGAAGTTAATATTCCTTTGAGGGGGGTATATACAATGTCAATTTCAAACGCAACTAAAGATGAAGCCTTTGATATTATATTGGTTGTTAGAGAAAGATGACTATAAAGCATTTTGTTAAATTGGTAAAACCACGCTTTATGTGGTTTATTAATTCAAAGAAAAGGTTGTTTAGAGAATGGAGAAGATTTAAGAAAGTAAGGGAAATAAGAGCTAAAGGTAAGGAATTATACAAATTATGGTTTGAAAAGAGAAGGAAAAATACAACATCTTCTTTAAAAGAGGCTTATGGAATTAACAAACAAATAGAAATATTAAAGTGGGTATTAGGAGAAGAATAATATGAGTTATCAAGGAGGAAAACCAGTTCAAAATTTAGTTAAAGATTTGGGTAGTAAGAAGTGGAGGCCAATGCCATTATATAGAGTAGATGGAGATGATAATTTGGTTGTTGTGAATTATGGTTGGAATGGAACTGATTGGTATCCGATTACAATAGATGCGGCTACTGATAATATAATTGCTGTTACTCACGGAGAACACTCAATACACGAAGGAGAACACTATTATGTTGAAGGACATACTGAATTAGACAATACAGATGAATTTTATGTAAAACTTATAACCCCTGATACGGCTAAATGGGCACATTTTAAGTGGGAAATAGTTTCCAATGGAGTATTAACAACAGAGTTTTATGAAGGTGCTTCAGGGGGAATGACGGGGGGAACAGCAGTAACTCCATTAAATTCAGATAGAAATTCAAACAATACTTCAGGAATGACAATCACAAAAGGAGTTTCAGCACCAACGGATACAGGAACAACAATATCAAGTGTAAAAGTTGGAGGTTCAACTTGGAAATCAGTAGTTGGTGGTTCAGCCAGTCCAGAAGATGAGATTATTCTTAAACAGAATACAACTTATTGTAGAAAGTTTTTGAGTGGAAGTGATAGTAGTGTGGTTAGTTTTAAGGCATATTGGCATGAAGCAGTCAATAAACATTAAAGCGAAACGTGGAAGCATTTGTTGGGTGAAAATGCCTTTGTTGGGTAATTTGATATTATAATAAAAATTTGATAATATAAATTAAATATAGAGTTGCGATGAATAGCCAAGACGCATTTGTAATAGGAGGTAGGGGAATGGTTGGTAGAGCTACAATGAAAGCTCTCAACATTCCTTATTGTTATGATATTGCTGGAAGCAATATTAACTTGAAAGACGCTTCTAAAAAACTATTTTGTTTTATTGCTCTTCCTACTCCAACTGATGGAAGAGGTGTTCAAAAAGGTGTTGATGAAATAAGGGGCTATATTAGACAGATAAAAGAGTATGGAAATAGAAATATCTTCGTCATCCGCTCAACTGTAATTCCTGGAACAGCTAGGGCTTTAGCAGAAGAATTTGATGCTATGGTTGTTAGTAATCCAGAGTTTTTAAGCGAACAAACTTGGAAGCAAGACGCTAAGCATCCCAAAATGGTTGTTGTGGGCGCAGATGATATACCCGCTAGAAATGCTGTTCTGGGACTCTGGAAGCGCGTTAAAACGCCTTTAAAGGTAATAACTGATACAGTGACCGCTGAAACTATTAAATACGCCTTTAACACGTTCTTTGCAACTAAGGTGGTTTTTGCTAATCAACTATATGATATTTGTGTAAATAATGGTGCAAATTATAACACAATACGAGATGCTCTTCACAGACACCCTTGGGGAAGCAAGAATCATCTTCGTGTAATACATAAAGGAGGAAGGGGGGCTGGCGGAAGATGTTTACCTAAAGATTTAGCTGCTTTTGCTAAATATGGAAGTTCAGATTTATTAAAAGAAGTTCAGAGATTAAATAAAAAATATTTAGATAAAAGCGGAAAGGAATAATGCCAAAGTTTAGTGTAACAACTCCAGTCACTTTAGACAAGGATAGTGTAGATAATTTTCGCATGCCAAGATATGAGATGTTTCTTCGTTGTGCTAATTCTGTGTTTGGACAAACCTATGATGATTATGAATGGGTAATTGCTGATGATGTAGCAAATCCACCGATAGAGGAGATATTAGAAAAGAACGATAGTTGGTGGAAGCCTAGAGGAAGAAGGGTAAAGATAGTTCGTTTACCAGAAAAGTCTGGAAGGATAATTGCAAGAAACGCAGCAATGAAGGCTGCTACTGGTGAATGGATAACATGGCTCGATGCTGATGATGAATACGCTTCTTTTTATCTTCAAGCAATGAATGATGCTATTAGGCTACATCCTGAATATAAAGTGTTTAACTTCAATCACATGATGTTTCCTTATGCTTATGATAGCGATGTTCATATAAGGAAATTTATAGATATGGAAAAACAGGGAGATAAGCCGTTTAGGGCGGGAGTAATAGGTGCGGGAGCTTTTGTCTTTCATAAAGATGTTTTTAAAGACATTGGACCAATGCCAGAGAAGGGGCTTTGGGATTTTGCAGACCACGCATTTAAAGAATTTCCAGAGATTAAGCCATTTTATTGGAATGAAGCAAAAAAGTCGTATGATAGTTTGGGGAATCCTTGGGGTGAAGATTATTATTACTTTTATAAAATTACGAGAAAGTATAAAAGCAAGTATCTTAATATTGCCCCTTATTATGTTCATGCCAGATGGGGTCATAGATGGTCGGATGACCCAGATTATGTAGTTGACCCAGGAAAGAAACCATCATGGAATCCAAAAAACCAGTAAGTAAAAAATTTAAGGAAATGGTAAAGACATTGTCTCTTGAAGAGAAGAGAGTTGTTCTTATTCTTATGGAGAATGGACCATTAACAGGAGATGAAATAGATAAGGTTTATTATGAAAAATATAGACAGCGAATTGGTGCCAATTGATATTGTTTTAACAACTTGGAATAGGGAGTGGATGACTAAATTGGCTCTAGAAGCTCTTCGGAAAAACACCACTACTCCATATAGGCTTATTTTGGTTGATAATGGAAGTACTCCAAAAGCTCAAGCTGAATATACAAAAGAAGCTGATATCTATATTAAGCTAGATAAAAATTACGGGCTTGAATATGCTAAAAATTTGGGCATGCAGTTTGTGGAAAGTGAGTTTTTTGTTTCTATGGATAATGATATTTTAGTTTATAAGTATGAACCAGACTGGCT